GCACGATCTGGTGTTCATTATGGAACTGTAGGTTCTGGTGTCACTATTAGTGCAGTTGGTGCTGGTACTAGTTTAGGATTTTTGGTTAATGGTTCAGAAAGAGTTCGTATTGACAGCTCGGGCAGGTTGTTAGTTGGTACGTCTAGTGCTAGTACAAACGGTTTATTGACTGTTCAATGTGATGCAAACCAAGATGGCATTGTTTTGAGAGCTGAGAACACAGGAGGTCAAGGTTCTCAGCCAGGAATTGTTTTTGAAGGGCCGACTGGGACAGAATTAGTCAATTTATATGTAGACAATAACGCCAGCGAACTAAGAATTAAGACGGCTGGAACGGAGCGGATGAGGGTTGATAGCGAAGGAAGCACTACGCTTACCTCCCCTTCACTCACAAACGCTGCTCTTTATGTCAAAAGCACTGGTACGTCAAACTTTCAACGTGGCATAATCATCGAATTTCCCAATAGAACGCCAAATGATGCGAATAGCTATTTTTGGTCTGCAACTGATTCCACTTCGTCTAGAGCCGTTCTTATGAGCAATGGCGGTTTGCACAATTATTCAGCAAACAACGTCAACCTATCCGACCGCAACGTTAAGAAAGACATTGAGCCTGCTGCCGGCACTTGAGACTGCCTAAAAGAATGGGAAATCGTCAACTTCCGCTATGTGGATCAGCCCGACGATGCCAACCTAAACATGGGTGTCATCGCCCAACAAGTAGCCGAAAGCTGCCCTGAGGTTGTTACCGTCTTCCAAGAGGCTCAGGAAGCCACCGAGACGGAACCTGCCCAAGAAGAACGGATTGGCGTCAAAGATCAGCAGATGGTATGGATGGCCATTAAGGCTCTCCAAGAAGCACAGCTCCGTATCGAAACCCTTGAAGCTAAAGTCCAAACACTTGAAGGAGGTGCATCATGAGCACAATCAAAGTAAACCGAATTGAGAACACCTCCACAACTGATGGCGGTGTGTCTATTGATACTGACGGTCACGTTACTATTGAAGGTAATTAATAAATGACACAACCTCTTACAAACCAGATATCTGATAGAAACTTTCTACAGGCAACTGGGTTTAGTTTCACTGTCAATAGAGCACCTAAACTTGGGTTCTTTGGTAATGCAATCAATGTACCTGGTCTTGTCATGGGAACCTTGGTACAACCAAGTTATACAAGACAAATTCCAAGACCTGGTGATATCTTAGAATTCAATGACTTAAGAATTCGTTTCTTGATTGACGCAGGTCTTGAGAATTATATGGAGATGCAAACCTGGTTAAGAGGTATTGGTTTTCCCGAAAGTCTTGATGAGATTTATGCTTTCCAAAAGTCTGGTCCCGTCAAACAAACACCTAATAGTGAGATTAACTTGTTCTCCGATGGAACTCTCACTATTCTAAATGGTATTAACAGACCAGTATTTGCGGTCAAGTTTAAGGACTTATTCCCTACCACATTGTCAGACATTCAATTTGATGCGACAGGAACTGATGTGGAATACTTGACAGCTGATGTCACCTTCAAGTATTCTAACTATACTATAGAAGCATTTGAGTGTTGCTAAATGATTGACCTACCTACACTTCAACAAATGTGGGAAAAGGATTCTAAAATTGATATTGACAACTTACACACCGAGTCTCTGAACATTCCAGTTCTGCACTCCAAATATTATGACATCTATAATAACCTCATGTTATTGAGGAAGAAAGCAGAACAACAAAAGAAGAATGTAAGACACGAGAGATATGAGTACTATTCAGGTAAAGCAGACCCTGATGTTTATATCAAAGACCCGTTTCCCAAAAAAATTAGAGATAAAGATACCATGACAAAGTATCTTGATGCTGATGAGAGACTCTCAGGAATTTCGTTAAAGTGTGAGTATTACGAAGTGATGTTGAGATATATAGAAGAGATTCTAAAAATGCTGTACCAAAGAAACTATCAAATCAAAAACAGCATTGAGTTCATGAGATTCAGTTCAGGGTTAGGATAATGGAAGAAGATTCTCCTTATGTAGAAATGGATTTAGATATTGATGATGTCTATCTCATCTACAACTCTGTGAAGTTTCATCATGAGAAATGGCCAGGTGGTCATCCTGATGAACAAGCAAGACTTTCTTATATGAAAGATTTTCTTTATAGAATAATATTACAATATAAGTTTGAATGTATGTAATAAATACATGTAGGTGAGAACCTATATGTATGGCTGATTTGATTATAGAAAAGGTAAATGAAGTTTACCTAAAAATTACAACAGAACCACACATTGAGTATGAACTGAGGGATAGGTTCACCTTTGAAGTGGAAAATAAAAAATTCATGCCACAGTATCGCAACAAGTACTGGGATGGATTTGTTCATCTATTCAATATGAAGACCAAGAGAATTTACGTAGGTCTTCTAGATAAAATTATTGCGTTCTGTGAGAATGCGGGTTATACGTATAAATTTTTAAATAATAAATTTTATGGTCCACCATTTGAAGTCAATGACTTTGTAAGTCAAGGTGGTACTAAGGATTATATGGAAAGTATATCACCTGGTATCACTCCCCGTGACTATCAAGTAGAAGGTGTATACGAAGCATTAAGATATAACAGAAAACTTCTTATCTCTCCTACTGGTTCAGGTAAGTCATTCATGATTTACTCTGTGGTGAGATATCATGTTGCACGTGGTAATAAAATTTTATTGGTTGTTCCGACTACATCTCTTGTAGAACAGATGTTCAAAGACTTCCAACAATATGGATGGGATGCAGAGAATCATTGTCACAGAATCTATGCTGGACGTGAGAGAGTCAATACAAATGATGTAACGATTACCACTTGGCAGTCTGTCTATCAATTGGAACGTAAGTTCTTTGAGGACTACGATGTCGTTATAGGGGATGAAGCACATTTATTTAAGAGTAAATCTCTTATTGGTATCATGGACAAGTTACATCATGCTAAGTATAGATATGGATTTACAGGTACTTTAGACGGCTCACAGACCCATAAATGGGTGTTAGAGGGACTGTTTGGTCCATCATACAAAGTGACTCAAACTAAGAAGTTACAAGATGAGGGACACTTAGCATCACTTGATATTCAGTGTCTTGTTTTGAAATACAAACCTAAAAAGTTTGATACTTATGAAGATGAGATTCAATATTTGATATCACATGAGAAGAGAAATAACTTTATTACTAATCTTGTCAGAGACTTAGATGGTAATAGTCTAGTATTGTATTCCAGAGTAGAGGCTCATGGGGCCATTCTATTTGACTTAATAAATAAAAAAGTAAGTGAAGACCGTAAAGTATTCTTTATTCATGGTGGTGTAGATGCTGAGGATAGAGAACAAGTAAGGGAGATTACTGAAAGAGAAAAAGACGCTATCATCGTTGCATCTTACGGAACATTCAGTACTGGTATTAATATTAAGAACCTTCATAACGTAATATTTGCCTCTCCATCAAAATCTAGAGTTAGAAACTTACAGAGTATTGGTAGAGTCCTACGTAAAGGCAAAGATAAGGTTAGTGCAAAACTTTATGATATTGCAGATGACTTTACTATTGGTTCAAGAAAGAATTATACATTGAATCATTTTATTGAACGTGTAAAAATCTACGTATCTGAACAGTTCAATTACGATATATTCACTATTAATATAAAAGACTAATGAATGAGTATTACACCTACGCTTATCTAAGAGAAGATGGAACCCCTTATTATATTGGTAAGGGTAAGGGTGGTCGTATTGATTCACTTGATAGAAAATTCTCTCCACCACCTAAGGAGAGAAGAATCTTTTTGAAACAGAACCTAACTGAAAATGAAGCATTTAGACACGAAATCTATTTGATTAATGTTTTAGGTAGAAAAGATTTGGGGACAGGTATTTTACATAACAGAACTGATGGTGGTGAAGGAGGAGGTCCTATGAAGGGCCGTAAGCACTCCGATGAAACCATTCAGAAGATGAGACAAACCAAACTTGGAAAGAAACACTCTGACCAAGATAGGAAGAATATGAGTGAGGCACATAAGGGTCTAAAGTATCCTAATAGAAAAAGTAGTCCTCAATCAGAACAACATAGAAAGAACAGAAGTGAAGCTGTAAAGTTATGGTGGAAAAAACGTAAGGAGGAAAAGTTAAATGGGAATTGAAGAGGATTTTTACGCAACAATCAAACTTAAATGTGGTGATGAAATCTTTTGTAAGGTAGCAGCATCTGATGAGGATGATAGAACCATGTTATTGGTTTCTAATCCTATTTGTGTACAACCTATAAAGACGAGAGGTTCTATCACTGGTTATAAGTTTGAACCATGGTTAAAAACTTCTCATGAAGATTTGTTTTTAATCAATCTAGAAGATGTTCTCACTATGTCTGAGTCAGAGAACATTGAAATGATTATGAACTATCAAGACTATGTAAGAAAGTCTAGTCAAAGTAACTTTCAAAAGCTTGATAGAAGAATGGGTTACTTAGGAAATGTAAGAGATACGAAAGAGGTTCTAGAGAAACTGTATAAGTCTTCTTAATGAACTTAAACTATCCTTATCTTCGGGGACAAGCCTAGTCTATATGGCTTTTGATACCTTGTCAACACTTGATAACAGTGGTATAATTTAAAGAACAAAAAGAATCGTTATGCCCAAACCCAGAAATGCAGAACACTATGTAAATAACAAGGAGTTTCTGAATGCACTTGAGAACTACTTCGCAAGAGTGGAGAAAGCAAAACTCAATGATGAACCCAAACCAGAAATTCCTCGTTACATTGGTGAGTGCTTTCTGAAGATTGCAAATCACTTGTCATACAAACCAAACTTTGTGAACTACATGTTCAAAGATGACATGATTTGTGATGGTATTGAAAACTGTGTGAGATACATTCATAACTTTAATCCTGAAAAGTCAAAGAACCCCTTTGCATACTTTACTCAGATTATCTACTATGCATTCCTGAGAAGGATCTCTCAAGAGAAGAAACAGTTAGAGATCAAGAACAAGATCCTAGAAAGAACTGACTTCGATGAAGTCTTTGATGCCAATGATCTTGACAGTGGTAACTATTCAGACTATAACAGTATCAAAGATGCAGTACATCAAAAGTTGAGAGGTAATTGAATGATTGGTAAACTGGATCCTGAAGAAAGAGTCATGACCGAGGATCATTGGCTTCATGATTTTCATGACTATCTTCAAGTATTGGGATGGGACAAAGATGATGAGATTACTGTAGAGATTGGTGGAACCGCAGTCTCTGGTATTGATGTTGGTGAAGACTACAATAAGAAGTGGCAATCACCAATCGGTACACGTAAGTATAATAAAGATGCTTTTATTATAGTTAAAAATCAGTCACGTAGAGACCTGACCAAATCACAACCCATGGAAGAGTTTAACCCAAGACACCCACATGAAAGTTGCAATAATTAGCGATACGCATTACGGCGCCAGAAAGGGTTCTAAACTCTTTCACGATTACTTTGAAAAGTTCTACAACGATGTCTTCTTTCCTACTATAGACAAAGAAGGTATCGATACTGTCATTCATATGGGTGATGCATTCGATAGTCGGAAGGGTATTGAATTCAAATCACTGAAGTGGGCCAAGAGAGTTGTGTTTGATCCTCTCAAAGAAAGGGGTATTACCATGCATCTCATGGTTGGTAATCATGATGCATACTACAAGAACACAAATGAAATCAATGCTGTTGATCTTCTCCTGAAAGAATATGATAATGTTGAGGTTTATTCTTCTCCTACAGAAGTATCTGTGGGTGATCTCCCCGTTCTATTCCTTCCTTGGATCAACGAACAAAACGAAAAGGAAACCAACAACATTATCAAGAAGACAAAGTGTCCAGTCGCAATGGGACACCTCGAACTTAACGGGTTTGTCGCAACCCCTGGCCACATCATGGAGCACGGTCACGACGCAAGAGCCTTTAATAAGTTCGAGAAAGTCTTTTCGGGACATTATCACTCTCGATCCGACAATGGGACCGTGTACTATCTTGGTAATCCCTATGAAATGTTCTGGAATGATGTCGAAAGTCCCAGAGGTTTCACTATTTTTGATACTGAATCCCTGGAACATCAATCCATAAACAATCCTCACAGACTGTTCTACAAAATCTTCTATGAAGACACTGACCATCAGACATTCAATACCTCTGAGTATGAGAATAAGATTGTCAAGGTCATCGTAAGAAAGAAGACCGACACAAAGAAGTTTGAAAAGTTCATCGACAAACTCTATACGTCTGGTGTTGCTGATCTGAAGATTGTAGAGAACTTCCAACTCGATGAGTCCGAAGAGTTTGAAGCAGAAGAGTCTGAAGATACGATGTCTATCCTCAGTCGGTATATTGACGAATCTGAAACTGAGTTAAATAAAACAGTAATTCAGTCTCTGATTAAAGAAATATACCAAGAGGCGTGTGAGGTCGTATAATGTTCATCATTACAGTTGCTGGTAAAGAAAAAGAAGGTGCCTATTCTGTCGTTGATGAAGAGGGAGAACAGGTTCTTTATATCTTTGTGGAAGAGGATGA